CGGGGAGTGAATTGGATCCGATAATGTACATGGAGGAAGATGAATGAAACAGATATACGACATAGACATGAGTGACGAAGTCCAGAAAGGCTACATGATCAAGGAAAGATACCAGATGCTTGCAGAGGATCCCTTCGAGGTCCTGAAGTACCTCATGACGCACGACGTTGACCAGGACTACGATGAGATCAGCATAAAGGAATGCGAATGCAAGTATGGATATTTTCCGAAAGAGTTCCCGTTAGAATACAAGGAGCTCAACTATCTGAAGTCAGACGATCCGTGGGCAAGGTGGAGAGTATCCGTCCGCATCCATCCGGAGGAGAGATTCTCATACTTCGATGTGCATGAGGTCATCGCACAGACGAGAGCCGATGCCATCCTCGAAGCCGTCCGCAGGATGCAGAGGGAGCATCCGGACGCAACTCCCCTCAAGGAGCTGAAGATACATATCGAGAGGAATGACAGGAAGCCGCTGAATTTCTCGATATAAGAAGGGTATTTATACCAAACCATTTTAAGAATCCTTTCCTATTTTCTTCATAATGGACTACCGAGACAGGATCCTCGTCCGCAAGATAGCGTCATCCGCCGCCAAAGGCAGTCCGACCTATCTGCAGGAGATGCGCACCGACCCGTATGTGATGAAGCATATGTCGAGCAAGACAGCATCGAAAAGAGTGGTGCGCCTCAAGAAGGAAGGGATAATCGAAGGGGAGAAGGGACCCGGAGAGGATAACCCGATACCGAGGATCTATCTCAGAGTGTCTGAAGGAGTTGACATGGAAGAGGATGAGAGTATTCGGAAGATAGAAGCATTGGAGAGGATAGCGGACGCTCTTGAGGAGATCGTTAAGAGGAAGGAGTTCCCGGAGCGGGAGACCAAGGTCGTAAAGAGAGACTGATCCCCATGGCGGACGTGAAGATCAGACTGATGTCCCCTGAGGACCTCATTCCGTATGAGAACAATCCGAGGCATAACGACGAAGCTGTGGAAGCCGTCATGCAGTCCATTCGGGACTTCGGCTTCAAGAACCCCGTGATCGTTGACAAGAAGAACGTCATCATCGCAGGCCACACAAGGATAAAGGCCGCCATCCGTCTCGGACTTGAGAAGGTCCCCGTCATCAGAGCGGATGACCTGACCGAGGAGCAGGCCAAAGCGTACAGGCTCGTTGATAACAAAACGGGAGAGCTCGCAACGTGGGACCTTGAACTTCTGGATCTTGAATTGACGAGCACATCATGGGACATGACCCCGTATGGATTCGAGATCACGGACACGTTCTACGATCTGGATTCTCCGGAGCTCGTAGATATAGAGCCTGAAGAGGTCCCGGAGGAGCCGGAGACCAAAGCAGGGGATATGTACAAGCTCGGAAACCATGTTCTTTTATGCGGGGATTCTACGAAAGAAGAGGATGTGAAAAAGCTTGAGAGAAGGATGGGGAAGGGCACGCTGACCTTTACAGACCCCCCGTATGGAATGAAGAAGGAAATAGATGGAGTCATCAACGACAATCTGAATTACGATGATCTTCTGGAGTTCAATAAGAAATGGATCCCGTTATCTTTTGACATTCTCACTGATGTCGGCAGTTGGTATTGCTGGGGAATAGATGAGCCGTTAATGGATATATATTCGGAGATTCTCAAACCCATGATAAAGAGCAGCAAAGCAACATTCAGGAACCTCATTACATGGGACAAAGGGGACACAAAGGGAATGAGTTCCTCGGCATTCAGATCCTACCCGAGAGCAGATGAAAAATGTCTTTTCATAATGAAAGGAGTTCAGGGATTTAATATCAACGCAGACAATTATTACGAAGGATGGGAACCGATACGATCCTATCTTGATGAAGAAATGAAGAAGTGCGGAGGGTCCAAGAATTGGGAGAAGGCGTTAGGCAATCAAATGGGTAAACATTATTTTACGAAATCGCAATGGCTCTTTCCAACAGAGGAGAATTATAAGAAGCTTCAGGATTTCGCCAAAGGTGATGCGTTCAAGAAAGAATACGATGTGCTCAAGAAAGAATACGATGTGCTCAAGAAAGAATTTCTCAGCACGAGGGCATATTTTGATAATTCCCATGACACCATGACCAATGTTTGGACGTTCGGCAGGACTTCAGGAAAAGAAAGAGAGGAGACAGGGGGTCATGCAACACCTAAGCCAATAGAGCTTTGCGCAAGAGCGATCAAATCCAGCTCTCAGGTGGGGGATGTGATATATGATTTCTTTGGCGGTTCCGGGTCCACATTAGTAACTGCTGAACAACTCGGACGCAAATGCGCCATGATGGAATTGGACCCGGGATATTGCGATGTTATCATAAGGAGATGGGAGAAGCTGACGGGATTGCAGGCAGAGAGGATCGATGATTGATGACAAGAATGAAAGGGATGCGATAACTGCAAAAGTGTCTGAGGGCAAGATCAGTAAGGAGAAGGTCATCTTCTCGAAGGTCTACACCGGAAAGCAGGGCCGTCCTAAGTACAAGATAACGGATGACGGTATCCGCCTACTTGAATATCTCGCATCCCTCAACGCAACGAGGGAGGAGATATACGCCGCCATGGGAGTGAACGAATCGGTTCTCAACAATAGTTTGAATAAGAGCATTTTCCAAGAAACTTATAATAAAGGCAAACAAAAATACCTGTTAAACATTAGGGAAGCACAGCTCAGGCTCATACGTAAGGATAATGCGGCAATGGCCATCTTCCTCGGTAAGAACCACCTTGGACAGACGGACAGCTCGCAGATCCAGATAACGGAGAAGCCCCCAGAGGACATGGATGTCAACGAGCTGTACGCTCTGCTGAAGAAGAAGCTCGGCAAGGATGGGAAATGACCACGAGATACGGCGTTCGATTCGGGGACATCGAGGCGGAGTTCCTCCGCCTTATGGAGCGTCGTAACTCATTCTATACATTCGTTCAGGACACGATCCTGACGAAGCCCAATTACGTTGACGGAGCTCACATCAGGATACTCTGCGATCATGCGCAACAGGTGGCCGAGGGGAAGATAGACCGTCTGATAATCACGCTCCCGCCGAGGCACATGAAATCAACGATCATGTCCGAGGCATTCCCGGCATGGTGCCTGGGCCGTGACCCTCAGACGGAAGTGATCATATCATCATACAATGACGGGCAGGCGGGCAAGATGATGACCGCATCCCGTCTGCTTATGGAGGAGCCCGAATACAAAAGAACATTCCCTGGGATGAGATGGGTACAGGACAACATCCATGATGCGATGCTGAACGGCAAGCACAACGGCAGGCCGAACCTGATCTCAAGAGGTCCCGGCTCCGGGATCACGGGAAGCGGAGGGGACATCATCATCCTGGATGACCTGTTCAAGTCCAACGAGGACGCATACTCCTTGGCGAGAAGGGACAAGGTTGACGAGTGGTACAGGACGACGATCTTGACGAGGCTGTCCCCCGGAGGCAGGATAATCGCCGTAGGCACGAGATGGCATTATGACGATCTGATAGGCCGCCTCATGGAAGATGACGGCTGGACCATCCTGCATATGCCCGCCATCAGCGATGACGGCAATGCCCTGTGGCCTGAGCGTTACAGTATCGCCGCTCTTCTGCAGATCAAGGAAGCGATGGGATCCCACAGATTCTCGGCAATCTATCAGGGGACGCCGACACCGTCCGAAGGCGGACGCTTCAAACGCTCGTGGTTTCAATACACGGATGAGCCGCTTCCGCCTATGGCGAGACGTGTGCGCTATTACGACATGGCGGCCACAGAGGCGGACGGGGACTGGACGGTCGGACTGCTCATGGCAATAGATGACGCAACGGGCAGGATCGTCATCGAGGATGTGGACCGGGGACAAAGGTCTGTCGCCTCCAATGAGGAGCACCTGCTCCTGACCGCAAAACGGGACGGGCCGTCAACGTACATCAGGATGGAGGAGGAGGGCGGGAGCTCCGGGCAGACGGCAACGAGAGCATACAGCAAATTGCTGGCAGGCTATCCGTTCTCATCATCACGGCCAACGGGAGCCAAGGATCCCAGAGCGGCCGCATTCGCCGCAGCTCTTGAGAGAGGGGACGTGAAGCTCCTGCGGGGGAAATGGAACCGTGATTATGTTGACGAGCTGTGCGAGTTCCCCTACGGACTGCACGACGATCAAGTGGATGCTTCGAGTGGAGCATACAACTACCTCATGGGATTGGACCGTGACACGGTCGGCTTCGGCAACATGGGCTTCTTCTGATAGGGTATTTAAAGGCTGATGGGGATTGATGGACATGGGCATCCGGGAGTGGTTTTCTAAGAAAGTGGAGAGGAAGGACCTCGGCAACATGCAGGCGACATTCCGCTCCCTCATCCTTGACATGGGGGACGGAACGTCCATCCCGGATTCCTATCACGGCAGGACGAAAGAAGGCTATGAGCAGAACAGCTATGTCTTCAAATGCATCAATGCGAGAGCCAAGAGTGTCAGCCTGGTGGATTCCATGGTCCTCGATCTCAAAGGGCAGGAGCATGGGGAGAAACATCCGCTCGTGAAGCTGCTTCACAGGCCCAATCCCGGACAGTCGCAGACGGAGTTCATCAGCATGATAGAGTTCCACCTCGCTTTGATGGGCAATGCCTACATACTGCCGGTGCACACCAAGGTCAAGGGACTGACGCAACTTCACATCATCCGTCCAGATTATGTGACCTATACGCCGTCGGGCAACATCTTCGACCCGGTGCAGTCATGGACGATCGGCGGCACCGGGACAGGCATGATACAGCTGGATCCCCAAGATCTGATACACATCAGGGCACTGCCGGGCACGGACCCCGTTTACGGCAGTTCCCCGCTGGCCGCCGCAGGGATGGCGGTGGCACAGCAGAATGCCGCCAAGGCATGGAACAACGCCATGCTCTCGAACAGCGGCAAACCATCCATAGCGGTCCTCACGCCTGCGGAATTGACACAGGATCAGTTCAGACAGGCCCAGG